GTAGCAAGTCCTGGAATTTTTGTAGCGCCACCCAAAACCCAAGTTAATGGGTCTACAGCAATTTGATACATAAAGTCTACAAAACCAGAAACATTTTTAGTTTTACTACTAATGTAATCAGGGGACTTTGTAGTTGGTTTATTAAGAATACGGGCTAAATCACGACCAGGTGATACCTGTGCATACTTAACAGCATCCATAACTTGTTTAAATTCAGGCTCATCGTTAAATGCTTTAGAAAATGAATTAAGAAATTGCTGAGTAAGTTGTCCTTGAGATTCAATAATCTCGCCAGGTTTCTTACCCATAAGTAAGCCTTTAGCAATTTCTACATTATCTTTTCCAAAATCACGAACTGCATTAGCAAGAGCACCTTCATCAAATACTTTGCGTCCATCCCAAGCATCCGTAAAAACTTCTTTGCTAAAAAATTCTTCACCTTGAGAAGCCTGTCTTCCCATTAAATAAGGCAGGTTAATTGTCCTGCCATAAACACCAGCAGCCTTATATAAACCAATAAGTGGGCTGGCTGCTATTTTTCCTACGCCTTTAACGAAACCTAATATCTTATCCCCAGTGTCAGGGGCTTCTTTGGCATATTCAGCATCTGGATAAAGAAACCGCAACATTTGTTGGACTTCTTCATCTAATTTAAAAAAATCTTGCCGAGCAGTATCAAGAGGTTTACGGAGTAGTTGTTTGTTTTTATCAACAGTAAAACTAAATTGCTCAATTTGATTTACTTGAGTTTGTGAAAGATTAGCCTGTTTTGCCGCTGCATAAAGATTAGGGCTTGTTTTGGCTACAATGTAATTAACTGTTTGTGCCATTAGTACCCTTCATCAACAAGGCGTCTATAAATTAACTCTGCATCTCCACTAGGGTCAAACTTAATTAATTGATTAAAAGTATCTGCAAGCGATGGCTGTGGTTTCATAGGCATAGGAGGTAATACCTCTGAACCAGGACCTGCACCCATATCAATACCAGCAGTAACGGGTTCATCTGCTCTTTGAGTTGTAGCAGTAATAGGTGTTACTTCAGATGCAACCTCTGCTAATGGGTTAACCGCCATAGGAGCAGCAGTTTGCTGCTCATAGGTAGCCTGACCTTCACCATACGGCATACCAGAAATATATCTAGCAGGTTGCTTAGAAACATTAAGGTCAGTACGTTCAGACATAGCACCAATACCAGAAACTTTTTCGTTAATAGTTGCCACTAGTCTTCGTCCTCTTCATCTAGATATTTTTTTAATTCTTCTTCGCTTGGCGCTTTATACGCTACCCAACTTGGATAAGAAGATTTTTCCATTACAAAACTTAATGCTAACTCGCTGCTAAATCCTGCCTTAAGTAAAGACTTATAGTATTCATTAAGCCAGATGCAATACATTTCTAACTCTGTGTATTGTTCGTTTTCTACAGTACGCGGCTTACGTGTGCGCTGTGGTTTCTTTTTCCGCGGTGCCATAGTTACCTCCGTATAGCAGTTCTAGCGCTTGCGCTTGCTTCTCCGCCTGACGTTAAACTAGATAACAAAGTTTGTAGTGATGGTGCAGCAGGAGCGCCTCCTACTGGCGCTGCGGGAGCAGGGGACGTTTGCTCAACCTGAGGGGCACCAGCAGGAGGTAATTCTGGAGCGAAGACTTCTTCAACAGCGTCTTCAATTGCTACGCCTTTCTGGCGTGACTTAATAACATCAGCAATTTTCTTAATTACCATTGATGGGTCTGCGCCTTGTATAGCCATCTGTGGGATGGCTTGGGTATAGGCTTGCAGAGATTGAACTAACGACTTACGCATATTTTCAATTTCAATTTTTTCTTGCTCTTGAGTTACGTTAATACCAAATGGTAATTCACGCATAGCAAGGTCTGTTGAAATCAAACCGCCACCTAATGCTTGTAGCATAAAGATAAGACCCTGTGCTGGGTTAAGTCCTGCCAACATTCCGTATCGGACATCGGCTGAATAGTCTTTCTTAATATCCTTACTTGGCTTGTAGGTAATCTGGTATGGGCTACCAGCATCTACACCACGGATAGTCTTTTCATAATCAAAGAATTTTTCATCAACTTCAAAACATACAGAAATAACATCGCGTAGCGTTGAAGCAAAAATAGCCTGAGCAGACTTGACCTGTGTGTCAAAGCCTCCCATAAGTGCCTGCACACCTTGTCCCGTGATGATGCTGGCATCAATGTTTCCAGTACGTCCTTCTGGATAACGCGTTCCCGTTCTTAGTTCTTGCTGTAGTAAAGCCTGTTCAGTAAATGCTCCAGGTGGAATATTTAAATCAACACGGCGAACACCAGCAGGGTTAGCGGTGCGGATAACAGCATCGCCACCCATTTCAAGTTCATTGACATCCGAAGGTAGAACAATTGGTGCTTGCACGGACTTCTCTGCTGCTTCCATCGCAAGTAATGCGAACCTGTTGCGAAGCAACTGAATACCGAGCACGTCATCAAACTGACCACGCATCTCATTATCAATAGATGGTCTCTTAGCAACAACAACCATCATCTTGCCAAGAGGATTCTTAGCGTGAGATAGCAATAGATTATTGCGCTCAGGGACATATAACACAGACTGCTCGCTATCGTAATAGCGAACAATTTCAATCTGCGCTGTCATATCAGACTTGTACATTTCTTTACCAAGTAAGATATTTGCGTACTCAGGGAACTGTGAAGCGACTTCGCCAACTCCCATATAGTAACGCTTTGCAAAGGCAATGCAGCGCCCATAGCGGTCAAACTCTGGGTAAGCGCCCACTGGGTTTTCTATGCGGATACGCGGCAGCCCTGCTTCTTCGTCCAATTCAATTATGAAAGGAACGAAACCAAATGTTATGTATACATCGGCTCCTGTATACATTTGGACCTGTAAGTCCGAATGAGCAAAATAATTAGTAGCAATACGAGTGCGGGTGTCAGCGAACCTACGAGCGCGGTCATTAGCCTGATTCGCCGCCGAACAGTTAACTGACGGTAATGGCGCCATAACCTCGGAAAGGTCTTTAGCAACAATATCAATAAAATTTGCAACGACATTAGCGTCTACACCTTCAGGAAAGAAATCTGGATATACAGTTGCAATCTGTCCTTTACGGACAGCAAGAACATCTTGTTGGCGCGAATCGCGCTCTGCAGCACGTTGACGTAAATTCTCAACACGGGCTGAGATTTGTTCTATTGATAACATCTATTTCCTATCCGTATGTTTGTTGCCATTGTTCAGCAACCATCTCATCTAGATTAACGCTGTAGCGTTTCTGTGCTTGTGCTCTTGTAGCCCAACGATTATGGGCATACCTTTGCACCACAGAATTCTGTTGCATAAACTCACGGCATCTAATAACACCAAACCACAGCGCCATCACGCAGTCAGTCTTACCTCTAGTCTCAGGCTTCCAAGTAATTAACTGTTGTGTTAAAGCCTTAAGTCCTTCAGAACCTTCAGTGCTAGGCAGTTCAATGGTGTTGTTCTTTTGATGCTTGCCATTGCTTGTCGTTCCGAAAAGTGTGGACATAGATGCGACACCAAAGTTTGTGTCCCATTTGTTTTTTCCTGTGAAGTGAGCATTGAGGCGAACACCATAAGATGCCAGCCATTGTTGTAAGTCTGAGTCAAGGGCGTAGGCTTTTTGATGGGCGTTGATTTCAACGCGGAGTTCCTGCGGCTTATACTTCTGAACAAACTCTTCAATTGCTTGCCTAATCTTTTGTGGAGTTGGTTCTGCCATATCTAGACAGTCCAACACATAAATTTTTCCATCCATCCTGTTGTAGGTCATAGCCACAAATGCAGCACGACCAGCACCCATAGCAGGGTCAAACCCAACTACGGTATAGCCTTCAACTTGAGCAGGGTGTCCTGCAGCGCCAGGTCTTAGCGGACCTCGCTTACGCATTCCATTTAAAGAACCCTGAACTAAATCAGGTGGGAATATAGAATCTTCAGTTACATCTTCTTGCTGATATACAAGAGCCCACGTAGACGGAGTAACTTCGCCTCTGCGCCGTGCAAGGGTCGGACCATCCCACTTAGGATATAGTCCCTCCGCATCTGGGGTGTCCTCATCGCCATCCCAGGCAACATCCGATTTAGGCCAGAGCGTTGTCCAGTCTTTCGTCTTATCAGCATACTGTAGAACAGCAGGCATACCCATATACGTAAATGGGCTTTTGCCGCTTGACCAATGCTTCGGGTCACGGAGTTCTTTATAAAAATCATTCGGCGCAATTCGGGTCCCTACTACCAGCAACTTGCCGTTCTTACCCAAACGGGTAATAACTTCTTTCTGTAGCCAGTTAATCTGCTTCTCGTGTTCGTGAGCATTGGCTGTGGTTATACAGTCATCAAGAATAATCAAGTCAGCACGGGCACCATAGATTTGACCCCCCATACCGAGTGCCTGGATAGTCGGGTCTTTTTCAGATGAATCACGAGCATCGTTACCCAGATAGACGGTATCAACACGCCAGGTATCAGAGTCTTCTTTCCATCCCCCTTCTGGTCCAAAAGTTGTTTGCAACTTCAACCAGCGCGGGTGGCTTAACCTTTGCTTTATTGCGTACACGAATTCCCGTGCTTTGACTAACGTCTTAGAAACTACGATGATTCTAACATTGGGATTTAGCGCGATGCGGTAGGTAGAGTAATTCACCGTAATCACGGTGGACTTAGCGTGCTCAGGCGGCACGTTTACAAGGAGGCGATGTTTATCACCAGGCTCGTAAATCATATTAGGGTGGAGCCAACTAGGGTCTTTACCCTCTAGTAGGTCAATCCAGTCCTGATGGTGAGGGAAGACCCTCTGGTCCAAAAACATCTCAGAGAACTGTGGGAATGATACATCCTCACGGGCTACCCCTAGCGCTTTTAGGGAGTTCTCTTTAGCGCTTTCTTTGGCGTCAGCCAAATCCTGGGCAAACTGTTTATCCCTGGAAATCCAAATACGGACAGTGTCTGGCTTTTTGCCCAACTGTTCCATAGCCCTCTGCACTGGCATACCCTCAGATACCAGGGCCAAGACTTTGGCCTTGGCTTCAGCCATAGCCTTTGTCCTAGGGTTATTACCTTTCTGAAAAGTCACAGTATTGTCCCATCTGCAATAGTCTATACAGCCTGTCAGATACAGATAGAGATACAGTCTGTAACGCAAGCCCTAAAGGCTTGCTACTGCACGGGACTATAAATAGTCCCTACTATCTATTAATCCGTTCAAACAGCCATTCCGAACGGTTTATAACAAAAGTGTTATACAGATAACAGTTAAATCAGGACAAAATAGGACAGAATAGGGGCACAGGCTCTGTACGGAAAAATCTTTATTGATGTGTACTATATAACTCTCAGCCAGTATTAAACAGTCTGGGGTCATCTAGACCCCATCCTGTTTGCTGATAGCGTGGACAGTGCTGTCTGGATAGCGCTGTCAGGGCTACCTATCTGGCTGACCTATCTGGTGCGCTGGCTGAACAGTTCCGATAGTCTGTTCTGCTGGCTATAAACCAGCCTTTGCCAGCGATACAGCGGACGATTTCCGATTCTATCTAGATGGTAATCGTCGCCGTTGGTCTACCTGCCAGACAGCAACTGGTGGCTTACCCGCCAGTAGCGGAGTCTGTTGCTCAAGCGAGCAACAGCGCTGAAGCAGGTAGCGACAAACCGCCATTGCGGAGGGATTCTGACGCAGTTGCCAGCGGTCTGCCAAACCAGTTCGGCGCTCCGAAACGGTGCTGGCATTTTGTAAGCACCTCACTATAAGTATGCGCCGTGAGTGGCTATACGGAGCATAGCAGGGAGCACCCTCCCGTCAACACCACGCCCCGCAAGCGGGCGTGTTTTATGACGGAGGGAACCCGCTTCCCTGCTAAAAACGCTCCAGCCACTCACAAGAGTGGCGCAAACTCTATAGTGAAAGCAGGTACAAAATGTCAAAGCACACCGTTTCATTCGCAGACGCCGAACTAGCAGGTTTGGCTATAAAGACCGCTAAGAACGGCAACAAGTACGCGTCAGGCATCCTGATTCTCCGCAATGAGGAGCGCGGTTTTGAATCGTCGCTCCCATTTATTTGCTTCAGCAACGCTGTTGGAGCGCTCGCTACTCTGGAGCAACAGGAACACTCCGCTGAACTCACTGGCGAAAGCGGTAAGCCAGAGCGTCCAGTTGCTAGCGTGTCTGGCTGGTTCAAGACCAACAAGCGTGGCGACGCTTGGAGCACCATCTTCAGATTAGAATCTGTAGATGAAATCGTAGAGCCCGCTGAGGACTCATCGCTCTAGTATCAAAGGGCTGGTTAGTAATAGCCAGCCCTTTTTTACTATCTCCACTAGCCAGCGTGCCAGTGGCTATCAGCCTAGTCAAGGAGCATTCCTTGACTAATAGAAATCTCATATATATCTTTGGCGTATCAGGAGTCAATGACCGCAACACCCTGCGCTTGGGCGACAGGGTGTTGCTCTAGAAAAGGAGACTAAATGAATACAGTAGTAGAAGTATCTAGTGGTATGTCTGTTATGAATGAATGTTATGAC